AATATTCAACCGCTATTCACATTGATTGCAAGTTTGGTGGCTATCGTTTCAGGTCTTATGGCTATTCGATACTATTACAAAATGACCAAAAAGCTTAAATGAGATTAATACTTTTAGCCTTATTACTTACTTCTTGCGCTTCTGTTAAGAAGTTTGAAAAGAGATATGATAGCACAGGGACTACTAAGATAGACTCTGTGCATCTTACTTTTTACGATAGCGTAACTAAGATTATAGAAAAAGAGCAAGTATTTACAAAAGAAGTTACTATCTACGATACAGTTCGTATTTCAAAGGATAGTATTATAGTAGTTCCCAAAATCGTAACTAAGTGGGTTTATCAAACAAAAGATAAGCAGACAGACAATAGTGTAGTTAAAAAAGACACAATAGCATTTAATCGCACAGAAAGTACTCAAATTTCGATTGTAGATAAAAGTAAGGTAACTACTGCAAATAACTTTTGGAAGGCTCTAATCGGTCTAATAATAGCGATTATATTAATTTTAGCTTATTGGAATAGATTATGGAAGTAAACAAAGCAGGAAAGGACTTAATAAAGCAGTTTGAAGGCTGCAAGTTAAAGGCATACAAATGCCCTGCCGGGCTTGACACAATCGGATATGGGAACACTTGGTATCCTGACGGCACGAAAGTAAAGCCAGGAGATGTGATTACTCAGGAAAGGGCAGACGAATTGTTTGATTACATACTCGAAGATTTTATCAATCAAATAAAACCTTTAATAAAAAGTTTATTGAGCGATAACAATTTTTCTGCTATTGTTTCGTTTGCTTACAATGTAGGGGTAAACAATCTAAGGAAAAGCACTTTACTAAAAAAGGTAAATGCAAACCCTAAAGACCCAAGCATTAGGGCAGAATTTATGAAGTGGACACGAGCCAACAATGTTGTGTTAAAAGGGTTAGTGAGGCGGAGAGAGGCTGAAGCTAAACTATATGAGCAACTTTAGAACTATATTAGTTAATTTATTATCAGACGAAAGCAACAGTATTAGCCATAAAAGAGTGGTTGCAATGCTTGGCAGCTTATGTCTATTTATATCCTTGTTCTTAAACATAATCTTAAAAATTAACCCAAGCGACAAGTTGGTAGATGCAGTCTTGTATCTTACGCTATTTGCTATGGGTTACACCACAATAGATAAATTCAGCAAAAAATAAATAATGCTAAAATCAAAACGCAAACGTCTCTACTTCGATTTGGAATCTTCGCCAAACATAGGTTTCTTTTGGAGTGCAGGTTACAAATTAAACATCTCTACCGAAAGTATTATTAAGGAACGGGCAATCATTTGTATATGTTACAAGTGGGAAGACGAAAAAGAAGTTTACCATTTGGAATGGGATAGTAAGCAATGCGATAAAAAGATGCTTCAAAAGTTTGTAGAAGTAGCCAATACTGCTTCGGAACTTATAGGACATAACGGAGATAAATTCGATTTGCCGTGGGTTAGAACAAGATGCTTATATCACGGAATAGATATGTTTCCTTCTTATACAACTATTGACACACTAAAAATAGCCAGAAGTAAGTTTAGATTTAATAGCAACAAGCTTAATTACATAGCTGACTATTTAGGTATCGGGCAGAAAATCAAAACAGAATATAGTTTATGGAAGGACATTGTTCTGCATAAGGACAAAGTAGCTATGGCTAAAATGATTAAGTATTGCCAGAAAGATGTGGTGTTATTAGAGCAGGTGTTTAACGCACTTAAAAACCACATCGAACCTAAAACACATTACGGAGTTATATTCGGACAAGATAGAGGCTCTTGCCCTGAATGTGGCAGCGATGACTTAGTTATTCAAATGAGGCGAACAACGGCAACAGGAATTAAAAAGATATTATTCAAGTGCAAGACTTGTTTTAAGATACATAGCAAAACCGACAAATAATGGATAGTAAAATATTAGCAGCAGTAATAGAAGATATGCGTAGACGTGAACTTGTAGGGAAATCTAAATACGGAACTACAATGGACAGAGAAGATTTAAGCACAGGTCAATGGATAACGCATTTAAAAGAGGAGCTGCAAGATGCAATCCTTTACCTTACAAAACTTGAAACCATACACAATGCGCCTCAAAAAGATATTTAGCTTCGGCAATATATTAGACCGAGATACCTACGAGCAATTAAGGGAATTAGATTATACCAATCCAAACTTTAAGGGTTGCGCTGACGAGTTCCAGTTCAATCGTGAATGGTGGGTTATGCTTGACCAAGGCGAAATAGTAGCTTATTGCGGCTCAATTTATTCTAAGGGCATTTGCATATTTAACAGAGCGTGGGTACATAAAGATTATAGAGGGCAAGGCATACAAAGACGAATGATTAAGACAAGGCTAAAGGCTGCATCTACTTTTTGCCATATAGCTATTACTTACACTACACTTGATAACTTCCCAAGTGCTAATAACCTAATCTCGTGTGGGTTTAGGCTTTATTTACCTGAATATTCTTACGGGGGTAGCGATAAGCTTTACTTTCAAAAGTTGCTCTAAATTGCAACTTATTACAAAATGGGAAAACTTATGGCAACAAGAGTAAAAGTAACATACATAGCTATAAATGAGTATAAGCCTATACTATCTGCTTCATCTTTTAAGGCAATTAAAGAAGGCTTAGATGAGTATTATGGTGTAGATAAAGGACAAGCTGAATGCTTAGGATTTACCCCATATGATACAAAATACCCTGATGATTACGAAGGACACTATTCTTATTCATATACGATGAAACAATATGATAAAGAAATAACTAATATAGATGTAGTTAAGATTTACTGCGTTAGCTATTACCCACATACAATTTATGAAGTTTAAAGGTAATAAAATGGAAAACGAAACAAAACCAGAGATTACAAGATTAGAAGTAATTAACCACGCAACGAATGACCGACCAATAGGTAGGATATTAACTTTATACCAAGAACTTGGCGACTTCAAAATAATAGAATTATCCTTTCAAGACGGGGGTAAAACCCTTAAAATCTTCTTAGATTAATTAAAAAAAGGTAGTAATACTACTACTTTTGGCTGCATTTTACTTCCGACTTTGGCAACTTTTACCCTTACTTTTGTACGTTCTGATGTACAAAATGTGCTATAAATTGCACAATTTGATGTGCAAATGCAACATTGTTACAAAAATAATTCTAAAATATTTTAATAGTTTTGCACTTTGTATTGTGCATTGTTGTATATTTGTGTAAACAAAACACAAACAATGACACATTTAACCTCTTACCAAGTGTTTCAGTACCACGTTTACGGGAACATTTTACTGCAAGACGGGAGCAGTACACAAAACCCACACGACCCAAGATTACTGCCTAAAAACTACGATTACGAAGACGACGATTACACCTTCACTCGTTGGGTAGAAAACAATGCAGAACTTGAACTATTAAAAACAGAAGTATATGAAGATTGAATTTGTAAAAGAAACTAATCATAGAGGCGATATTTACTATTATACAACAGTAGAAGGTCGCTACCAAAAGGACACTATATCTTTGGACTACTCACAAGCCTATGAATTATTTATAGCTATGAGAAAAAAACAAGAGCCTACAGTAGAAGTGTTAGAACATTATATTATTGACGAAACAAAACCAGAAACAAATAACTATGATTGTTAAATTAATTTCTTGGTTTATTGGACTTTTTTTATCGTCTATTATTATTTATATATTTTTTTTTATCAGTTTATATACTGCCAAATGTATTAAAAAAATAAAGATTTGGCGAAATAAAAAAGATATGCAATATAAAAATACAGAAGATTTAAAAAGAATTTTTGAAAGAGAAATATGGAAAAACTAAATTATTAATCAATATAAATAACAAATGAGCCTAATTAAAATTCAACAGGAACTAAAAGCACCTAAAAACCAATTCAATGCTTTTGCTAAATACAAGTACCGAAGTGCAGAAGATATTATCGAAGCTGCAAAGCCTATCTGCCATAAGTACGGATACGCTTTAATGTTAAGCGACGAGGTAATAGAAGTAGGCGGTAGAGTTTATGTAAAAGCTACTGCTTGTCTAAGTAATGGAGAAGATAACATTACCTGCACCGGTCTTGCTCGTGAAGAGGAAAACAAAAAGGGAATGGACGCTTCGCAGATTACCGGAGCAGCAAGTAGCTATGCCAGGAAGTACGCACTTAACGGGTTGTTTGCAATAGACGATACCAAAGATGCAGATGCTACCAATGAACATAAAGACGAAGTAAGCGAAGGACAAAAAGCGTTCTTGATTGAGCAGTTAGACAAGACAAAGTTTACTCAAGACCAAAAGGTAAAGGCTGCTTTGAAAATCAATGCTATAAAGACTTTAGACGAATTTAACAAGATTAAAGAAACCATAAAGAAAAGCTAATGATAACCGCTATACAAGAGTTAATTCAATGGACTAATCAATATGAAGGGAAAATGATTTCTGCTAACCAAGTTGTATTGAAGGCATATAAAATGCTTGAAAAAGAAAAAGAGCAGATAATAGAGGCAAACATAGCAGGAATGGAGTTTATACCTGTTGACCCAAATAAGTATCAGCAAGATGCAGAACAATACTACAACCAAACATATAACCAAAAACAACACATCATTGACATTATGAAAGCTGATGAAGATGATGGATTATATAACCAAAACGAAAGCTAATGAGAGAATTACTACCATTTGAAAGGCAGATGCTACTTGCAGAAGTTTACCATTACGCTTGGTATAACGAAGAGGCATACGAGGACTTATTAGCCTTTATTAAAAAGTATGAAAACAAATTAGACAAACCAGTATTTTTTAACCCAATCAATAACAATGACACAGAAACAACAAATCTTGAACCACTTGCTTTCGGGCAAAACATTGACACCAATCCAGGCTTTGACGAAGTTTAATAGCCTAAGATTATCGGCAGTTATCTTTGAATTAAAACGCAAAGGATATAAGATACAGTCCGACTTAATTAACGTAGGTAATAAGAAACAACCTAAATTTGTAAGTAAATATTCACTAATAAAAAAGTAAAAAATGGAACAAAAAAAATGGAGTGCAGGTGCTTGGAAAAAGACAACTGCTAAAGGAGAAGTAATTAATTTTACAATCAATGATGTTAAATACTCAATGTGGGTTAATAGCTACAAGACCGAGGATAACAAGCAGCCAGATTACAAGATTTATGTAAATGATTTCAAACAAAAAGAAGATACGGAAGGATTGCCGTTTTAATTATGCTAAATAGAAAGAAGGATATATCAATAAGACAATTAAAGGAGTTATACTTTGCACAACGTAACACTCACTTGCAACTGCACGAAATGATGAAGCAACTTGGATTGTTAGGCATAGAAGATAACGAGCCTTTAGGGTTAGACATTGGCGCAAGGACTATTGTTAAATTGGTAGACGAGGAGTTTGAGTGCGATGTATTAATTAAGGATAGGAGTTTAAAAACAACGTTTGGGCGCAAGGCTGCTGCTTACTTATTAAGAAGGTACACCAAGTTAAGCCTTAAGGAGATAAGCCAATACACAGGAACAAGCGACCATACAACTGCTATCCATAACATAAAACAAGCGAATAACCTAATAGAAACTGAGGACTGGTTTAAAACTAAGCTAAAAAAACTTTGCTTAAAATTAGAACTTAAAGAAATTTAGTGTATATTTGCAGTATAATAAAACACATTAACGAAGTACGAACCGATAATGTGTTTAGTGGTTAAATAATAATAACCCTGATAGTTCGTACCTATCGGGGTTTATTTTTTTTATGGCAAAAGACCCAGCATTTTTATTTTACCCAGGCGACTATGTTAGTGGCACAATGGGAATGACATTTGAAGAAAAAGGTGCTTATATGGACCTACTAATGCTTCAATTTAATCGTGGTCATATGAACACTCATATGATACAACATACGATAGGACACTTGTGGGAGCAAGTGAAATCAAAATTTATACAAGATGATGAAGGTTTATGGTACAATGTAAGGCTTGATTATGAAAAAGAAAAGCGTAAAACCTTTACAGAATCAAGGCGAAACAATATGAAACCTAAAAACAAACCTAAAGAAAATATATCATATGAAACTCATATGCAACCTCATATGATAACTCATATGGAAAATGTAAATGAAAATACAAATAAAGATATAATTAATAATAAAAGTAAATGTAGTTTTGAACAAGTTTATGAATATATGGCTAATAAAATTAGTTTAGATTTAGCTAAAATAGAAGCGGAAAAGTTTGTAAATTACTACGAAAGTAACGGGTGGAAAGTAGGCAAGAACCCTATGAAAAGTTGGTCAGCAGCAGCAAATAATTGGATAACTAACACTAAACAATATGCAAAAGGAACTACAAACAATAAGCCAAAACTTAATAAGCACGAACTCGACAACCTCAGAAACTACAACTATATCCATTCTACTTCCTATGGAGAAGGAGATTATGCAAAGCTTTTCGGGGGAGAGGGTTCGCAATCTGAACTCTACCATATTTAAACAAAACCTTGTTTACTTAATGCAGCTTGTAGGAATTAACAATCCTGGCGACGTTAAGTTAGCAATCTTAGAGGATTGGATAAGAACCGAGTATGGTGGCTTTACAATAAACGAGGTTAAAGTAGCGTTTAAGCAAATGGTAGCCAATGACTTTATCGACCATTACCAGAACTTTAGTCCTGCATACTTTAGTCAAGTAATGGATAGGTACAAGAAAAAAGCAAACGAAGTAAGAAAAATGATGCCACAAGAACGAGTTGAAGCAATACCACACTTAACCGATTTAGAGATAATTGATTACAGTTATCAAGAATATAAATTGTTGGAAAATCGAACATTTGATAGGTTGTTTAACCCATTAAGCGTATTTACAAAGCTTAATAGTTCAGGCATCAAGATATGGACAAAAGAAGATGGCGCACTTGCTAAAAAGAAACTTATGGAGATTATTACCTACAAAGCTAATAAAATGGACATCATAAGTGCAAAGCAATACCGAGACGAATGGACTGAGCAATGGTTAAAGAACCAGGCTCGTGCCGTAGCCGTAGCTTTATTTTTTGAGGAACAAATAAAATTTGGTAAAGTTTCATTTTCTTAATATAGTTTTGTAATATGACCGCAAACGAATTAACCAAAGAAGCTATTAAGACCCTAAACAAAAACGGGTGCTTTGTATGGCGCAACAATAACCTTGCGGTTAGAGGTCGCACATTTATAGGACTTAAAGGAGTTCCAGATGTTGTTGGCTTTCACACTCAAAGCGGAGTAGCGGTTTATTGCGAAACAAAAGCCATTGGAGATAAACTTAGCAGCTATCAAATAGCATTTTTAAACTTAGCAAAGACGGCAAATTGTTTCTGCTACATAGCAACCGAAGAGAACGGCAAACTAACCTTAAAAGAATATGAACAAGAATAGCATCATATTAGAACTTTGGGAGAGCCGAGAACTAAAGGAAGCAATAGACAAAATGCAGCCTGAAGATTTACGAGACGATTTAAGAAGCGAATTATTTAAGGTGCTATGTGAAATGGACGAAGAGCGTTTAATAGATATGCGTACACGCAACGTATTAAAGTTTTACTTGGTTAGAACAATGATTAATATGATGCAAAGTAATACAAGCCAATTTTATAGAACATACCGCAAACCTTTAGAAGTAGAATTAATAGTACACGACAGAGACGAAGATTTACTTAATAAAGTAGAAGACGAACTATCTAAGATGCACTGGTACAAAGCAGAACTATTAAGAGTTTATGCAATAAAGCATAATTGCAACGCTAAAGAATTAAGCAGGGTAACAGGCATCCCGTATATGTCAATCCATAGGGAACTTAAGCTAACTAAACGAGAACTAAAAAAACAATTACGCAAATGATAAAATAGTCAGGTGGCGGAATGGTAGACGCTATGAAACTAAGGATATGGGGATTATGCACTCGGTAAACCTACGCATAAGGGTAAAGTGGTTCAGAAGATAACCCGGAACGGAAAGTCCTTAGCAATCCACTGTACAGGTTCGAATCCTGTCCTGACTACAAAAAATAAAATTATGATAATTATAGCAGCAATATGCTTTGCAATATTCTTTGTAGAGATACACCAATTCCATAGGAAGTGGAAATTAGATTTTAAGCCGTTTAGTTGCACGAGTTGTTTAGCAGCTTGGACAGGATTAGCTTTATATTTACTACCTGCAATATGTACCGACATAATTGCGTTTGTATTTATACCAGGAGTTGCAGCACCTTTAATCTCAAAACTAATGTGGAACTTATGGAAATAGAACATAGAAATTATTTAGACTTACATAGACCAAATTACGAAATGGTGCAGAATGGTTATGTGCGTAATATAGATTTAGACATCTTAAAAATGTACGAGCATATATACCGAAAGTATATGAACCCAGATTTTATATTGACAGTATGGTGCAGCCATTGTATTTTTGATATGATTAAAAGACTTTACGAATGGTACGACTTACAACCAAATGATGACTTAGTAATTACATTTATTACAGACGAAGTTAAAAAACGTAAGAAGCGCAAATGAGAATACTTTGTATAACTTCAGCTAACTCAGGTGTTGGACTGCACCGAATAATGATGCCAGTAGTACACTTAGAAAAGGAGTATGCCTTAATTACAGATGTACTTAATGACGAACTACTTGAGCAAGGGTGGGATATTGTTCTAATCAATAGAATGCTTAATGAGATTACGGCAGAACAAATGGATACTTGGCGCACAAAATATGGCTTTAAATTAGTAGTCGATAACGATGACCATTGGGAACTTAGCGAAACACATATTTTATATTGGAGATATAAGTATAACAACATAGGTAAACAGATTACCGACTTTTTACAAATAGCTGACCTATGCACCTGTACACACGAAAGGTTGGCAGAAGAGATACTTCCTTACAATAAAAACGTTCACATACTACCAAACGCATTACCATACGGGCAAGAGCAGTTTACAGATAACAAGACAGAAGATTACAAAGTAAGATTATTTTGGAGCGGAAGCGGAACGCACGAACGAGATTTAGAATTGATAAGGCAACCTTTCAAACGTTTGCAAGGTATGAACATAAGAACAATTATAGCAGGATATAATGATGCAGAAAAGCCTATATGGGATAAAATGATTGATGCCTTCACTTGTGGACTAAAGCTTAACCCTACTATCTACAACTATGCAAGAGTAACTGAATATATGGGTGCTTATACTGACTCGGACATTTCAGTTATTCCATTGGTAGATAACAAGTTCAATGCTATGAAGTCAAACCTAAAAGTATTAGAAACGGCTTCCAAAAAGAACCCTGCCATAGTTAGCTATGTTAACCCTTACTTAGATATGCCCGTTCACTATGTTAAAAGCCAAAAGGATTGGTATAAACATATACGAGATTTAGTAAGCGATTCCGATATGAGAAAGGAAAGCGGACAAAAGTTATTTGAGTTCTGCCAAAAGAAGTATAACTTTGAGGAGATAAATTTAGACCGAAAGTATATTTATAGTAAACTATGCCAGTAACACAATGCAGTTCAGGAAAATGGAAAATCGGACAAGGCGGCTGCGTGTACGATACCGAAGAGAAAGCTATGCAAGTTTGGAAGGCTATCCTTTCAGGTGGTAAATTTGCTGAAAGTTACACCGACTATCCAAAGGCGGCAAGTGAAAATGCTAAGATTGCTATTAACTATGCAGAAGAGAATGGCTGGGGAAGTTGCTTAGAGGCAACAGGAAAGGCGAGGGCAAGGCAGTTAGCTAATAGAGAACCAATTAGTAGAGACACGATTGCACGAATGGCATCTTTTGCAAGGCATAAACAACATAGCGATAGAAAATTAGGAGATGGGTGCGGTCGATTAGCTTGGTTAGCGTGGGGCGGAGACGAGGGTGTTGAGTGGGCAAGTAGAAAACTAAAAGAAATAGACAATAAATAATTTTCATAGTTAAATTTTTTTAATTATTAATCATCGGAGAAATTTAATGGGGAAGCTATGAAAAAACACACACAAATTTATTTGCAGGGAATGGGGTATAAAACAAGTGACTTCGTTCCCTGTGAAGTGTGTGGGTGTCAAGCAGTAGATGTGCATCATATTGAAGCGAGAGGAATGGGTGGGTCAAACGATAAAGACACGATTGAGAACTTAATGGGGTTATGTAGAAAGTGCCACATAGATTTTGGAGACAAGAAACAATATAAAGAGTTTTTAATAGATATACATAAACAAAACTACCGATGCTATTAACTGAACAAGAGTTCTTAGAATACGAACTTAACCACGGAATAGGAATGCACAATGACTTTTTTAAGGACTTGGCACGAAATACTGTTGCACAGATTGAAGACTTGCCTGTTGTGTCTGTATTAGATTACGGAGCAGGAACTGGAGTTTATAGCGATGCTTACTTCAAAGCAGGTTATCATATTGTAGCTTTTGAGATATTTAAGTCGCATCAAGATTATATGAAAAAGAACGTAGCATATGTAGAAATATTAGACGAGCCTATTACTACCGACTTGCTTAATTTCATAGAGACGGCAGAGCATATGACCGACAAAGAACTTGATTACTTGTTTAGTAAGATAGAGCCTAATTACATTTTGTTTAGTAGCACATCACAAAGAGTTCCTGGCTTTGACGAACAATGGGGGCATTGTAACATCAAGGAACAAGACGAATGGGATACCTACTTTAAAACAAAAGGATATAACAAAATAAAAGATTTATCACAACCTACAACTTGGAGCAAATTATATGGCAAAGATTAAAGAAAATAGTTCAAAGGTAAACTTCGGAAAGCGAAAGCGAGGCTCTGCAAAGAAGTCCTATAATAAGCATAACCCAAGACCAAAAGCATATAAAGGTCAAGGCAGATGAGAAAGCTAAATGCTATATGGCTACTCCTTACGCACAAAGCTTACTTCCTTGCGGTATGTAAGACGGGTAAAAACGGAGACGATATGACTACTATAGGACACTACACCTATGCAATGGCAGAAACTTTAATTAACAAACATATAGCAGACGTAGATACATACCTCGACCAAGAAGATGCTTTAGACGAAGCAAACGACATAATTAACGGAATACTATGATATTACTATCAAGCCAAATAGAAAGCATTGCCTCACGCAAAGACAAGACAATCAAGCTAACCTTAGCAACCCAAGAACTAAGTCCTAAAGATGCAGCTTCTTTGTTTCAGCTTAATCAACAGTTCTGCTACTTAGCAATTAAAGAAGAGCCGTTTAGTAAAGAAGAGCAAGACGTAATAGAAAACCTAAAGGCTGACCCTGACACCTTTAAAACACCGAGCCAAAGATTAAGGGGCATCTTATACAAAACATACGAACAAGACAACGAAGGTTACAAAGATTTTAACACATATTACTTATCCGTAATGGATAGGATATGTCAGCACTATAAAAACAAGATAGATGGGTAGGTTTAAACTTATAGAGACACCAGAACTAATGCTTCAATACTTTAACGAGTACGCAGAATACTGCAAAAGCAATCCTATTAAAGTACACGACTTTGTAGGTAAAGACGGAGATGAAGTTTATAGGTTAAGGGAGCGACCTTTGACAATAGAAGGCTTTGAAAACTTTTGCGCAGACAAAGGAATTATTGGAGATTTAAGCCATTACTTTGCTAATACAAATAATGCTTACGCAGATTTTTTAACCATCTGTTCGCATATTAGGAAAAAAATTAGGCAAGACCAAATCGAAGGTGGTATGGCAGGGGTTTACAATCCAAGCATAACGCAGCGATTAAATAGCTTAGTAGAGAAGTCAGAAAACAAACACGAAGTAAGCGAGATTAAAATAACTTACGATAGATAATGCAGACAGTAGGCTTGAAATTACATAACCCACACCCAGCGCAGAAGCAAGTACTTGACTGCGACAGTAGATTTATTGTAATGATGGCAGGTCGTAGGTTTGGTAAGTCATTGATTAGTCAAACAATCAGCATAGAAACTGCGGTTAATAAAAAGCGTGTAGCTTACATTACACCGACTTACCAATTAGGCAAGATATTCTTTAAGGAAATAGTAGACCTATTACCTTTAGAGATATACTCTAAGAACGAAAGCGACTTAGTTATTACATTCATAACGGGTGGGAGCATACGCTTTTTTACGGGCGAAAGGTTAGACAATCTGCGTGGTTTAAAGTTTCACTTAGCCGTAATAGATGAGGCTTCCTTTATACCTAACCTTGAAGATGGGTGGCTAAACTCAATAAGACCTACCTTAACTGACTATAAGGGTAAGGCAATATTTTTAAGCACCCCTAAAGGTAAAAACTACTTCTTTAGTTTGTTTAGCAAAGCAGAACCCGATTGGCAAAGCTTTAAATTCACTACATATGATAACCCATACATAGACCCGAACGAAATAGACGATGCCCGTAGGCAATTACCCGAGGTTGTGTTTGAGCAGGAGTATATGGCAAACCCTGCCGAGAACGCAGCAAACCCTTTTGGTAGCCAACACATACGAAAGTGCATACACCCAGTAACAAAAATGCCAGTTGTAGCTTATGGGATTGACTTAGCTAAGTCGGTCGATTGGACTGTTATCGTAGGTTTAGACGAAGACGGAAACGTGGCTTATTTTGACCGCTTCCAAATGGATTGGCACAATACCAAGCAAACTATCCTTAGGCTGCCAAAATGCCCTATCCTTGTCGATTCTACGGGGGTTGGCGACCCTATCCTCGAGGACTTACAAAGAGAAGGGGTAATGATACAAGGCTTAAAGTTTACAAGTTCAAGTAAGCAGCAGCTAATGGAAGGCTTACAAGCTGCAATACATCAAGGTAAAATAGGCTACCCAGAGGGGATAATAAGCCAGGAACTTGAAGTATTTGAGTATCAATACACGGCAACGGGGGTTAAGTACTCCGCACCTTCAGGCTTTCACGACGATGCGGTAATGGCTTTGGCTTTGGCTTGGCAGAACTTCAGCCTTAAACGTGGCACGGGTAGGTACGCATTCCTATAACCGCTTATCCTTGATATTTACCGCTCATCACAATTTTAAAAAAAAGTTTCACAATTTGATTGTGTAATGTGAAAAGGTTGTATATTTGTGTAACAAAAGCAAATAACAATGAACTACGAATTAAAAGTTACAGAAACCAACAACAAAGCAGCAAAGTTTATTTACCAAGTAATTGACGAAGCTGGTAACGTAATTACTGAACGCAAAAGCAACAAAGAATATGTAGCTTGTACTGCTGACGGAGTTTACTTTTTTGGTAGATTAGATTTAATTGGAAAGGGTAATCACGGAGTAGAAATGAAATTTTTGGCTAATAATCTTGAAGGCTACAAACTTAGAAGGATTATAGCTTACAAAAAATAATACAAAATAGGGGTGCGACTATTCAACGCACAATTTAACTAACTAAACACAAACACAATGAAAAAAGAAACCGCACAACTTTTAGCCGTATTTTTAGTAGCTTGTTACCTTTTAGGACAACTTCAAGACTTCTACTCAAAATGATTTACGCTATTTGCCTTCTGCTAATTGCAACAGGTTTTGTAATGGCAGCCTTAACTGACTACACAATTAAACACTATGACCCAAAGCACAAAAGAATACATAGACAAGTATTACGCAAGTGAGCCGATTAGTATTATGATGACTAACATCGATGCCACTTACTTAGAGATACTTACTTACTGCAAAGAGAAAGGATATGAGCCTTCTAAACGCAAAATGCGTAAGCCTGAAGATGCAACTAAAGTAGGCTTTTTTGACATTGATAATTACAAACCAGAAACAATATAAAATTAGAAATATAATTCTAATTAATTAAAAACAAGCTATTTAAAAACAATTATTCAATCAAATTAGAAACATAATTCCAAAAACAAATAACCTATGAAACTATATACAGAAGAACAAGTAGTACAAATTGTATCTTGGCTTACTACTGATGATATAACTAGAGAAGATATTAAATCAAAATTAAAAGGTTTAATTCAAATAAATGCTTTAACATCAATAGAACTACCAAGTGATGAGGATATAGAGGATAATGCTTATACAGATAAGACAGTAGCTAAATGGGAGTATGAAAGACAAGTTGGATTTGAAAGAGGTGCTAAATGGATGAAAGAACAAATACTTAATCAAAACAAATAACCTATGGAATTACAACAAATCTTCGAAACAACAAAAGAACAACGCATTGAGTTTACCCATCAATTAATTGAACGCTTAAATGCAGGGGAGTTAGACCCGTTAAAAACGCATCTACAAGTTAAAGCCTTAGAGGATATGCTTGAAACACTAAAGGCAAATAAGGACTATAAAGATGCAGTATTACAAGCAGCCGTATTAAACGGCAAGGACTTTGAGTATATGAGCGCAAAGTTCAACATTAGAGAGGTAGGGGTTAAGTATGACTTTAGCAAATGTGAAAGTCCTGCATACGAGGAGATTATGGCTGACTATAACGATGCAAGTAAGCGCAAAAAGGATATGGAAGACTTCTTAAAGAAAGTTCCGCATCAAGGACTTGATATTATTAACGGAGTTACTGGCGAGGTTACAAAAGTTTACCCACCTGCTAAGAGTAGCACAACAAGTGTAGCCGTATCATTAAAGTAATAAAAATATTGTACTTCTTTGCAATTTGCTTACCTTTGGCAGCGTTATGCTACATAGGTGGGCATCTTGCTTATGAGATAATGTTAAAACTAAGAAAATGAGTTGGAATAAAATATCGGTATGGCAATACCAACAAATGCACCCTATCATTACAAACCCACCAGAACACTTAACGGAGTTTGAATTAGAGTGCAAGTTAGTAGGCATAGTCAATAACCTTACGGACAATCAAGTTCTTAACCTACCTAAAGAGAAGCTAAATAAATATAGGTCGGAGATAATATTCCTTAAAGACAACTACGAAGGTACACCCGTAAATAGAGTAAGAGCCAATGGCAAAACGTATAGGTTTATACAAGATGCAAAGGATATTAACGCTTCACGCTACATTGAAAGCAAATACTTTTGTAAGGAACTTATACCTAACCTACACAAGATAGCGGCATCTATTACTATTCCACAACAAAGACAATGGCTTAAATACATAGACCTACCTTATGATTCGGACAAGCACCAAGAGTACGCTAACGACTTTTTGTTTGCCAATTTCAAAGATGTTTATTATTCGGTTGTTTTTTTTTATCAAGTATTCAACGATTGGATTCCAATTACCCAGGACTTTTTGGAGAAGAGCCTACTAAAGGAGAATATGCAACAGGACAAGGCACAAAAGGTGGCAGCAATTTTATGGAGTATTTTGGGTGGCAATACTGTACCAAAATAGTATCGGAGTACGAAGCCATACCTTTGCAAGAGGCTTACGAACTTAAAATAATACATTACTTAAATAGCTTATCGTACTTAAAAGCCAAGTCGGACTTTGATGCCGAAGCAATTAGGAAGATAAAATAAGACCCCCAATACCCCCAGACATACCCTGCCAATTTTGGTGGGGTTAGTTATTTTTAGACCTTCCTTATATTTATTAGCGTGAGTATTAGTAGAAATCAATTACAGGCTTTAAGGGAAGGCTTCTTTAACAAGATTAAAGGGGGCGACTATAACGTTGTTAAGAAAGACGAACTGCCACTACTTGAAAAGGTACTTTACGAATACGGAATAGCCTTTAACGATGCTATCCAAGAGAACCTCGAAAAGTCAGGCTCTATAAGTTCTGGTTTATTAGCCGAGCCTTCGCAACCCGTTATCACTAAGTTTGGTAATCAATACACTTTGAATTTAGGCTATCCTTTAGGAAGCAAACAAATGGAGTACTTTGATTATATCAACCAAGGGGTTAAGGGTTACGATAGTGGAAGTCCAAGCAATACTCCTTACTCTTTTAAAAGTCCTTATCCTAATAGGAAAATGGCAGCTAACATATTTACTTGGCTTAACAAGGCAAGGAAAAGCGTTAGGACTGATAGCGTAGCTACTAACAAAAAAGGGGGAATAGACAAGACGGAAACCAAAAGACAATCATTAAAAAAGGTAGTAAGCGAGGCTACTAATAAGAAAAGATTAGCCTATGCAATATCTTCATCTATTAAAAAGAAGGGTATTGAGCAAACTAAATACTTTGACAATGCTATTGCACAGGTATTCAATAATAAGTTTACGCAAGATGTAGCCTATGCTTTATTAGGCGACTTCGCAGTTAAGGCATCTGCTAAAATATCAAAAGAAATAAAAGATAACAAATAATGGCAATTACAATAACAAGTAGTCCTGCACCATATTCGTCAATGCACGACAATCTTTGGTTTGTGTCAAGTTCTACCAATAGTGGAACTACAAACTTTAAATTTGTTTATGATGTATATATCAACGGAAGTCAGGTAATACGTTCTAAAGTATTTCCTTCGCCAAGTGCGGAAGGAAGTTACGGGGTGTTTAACGCATCTCCAATGGTGCGTAGCTTTGTTACCAACTACTTCGAGCCTTCGGGTAACTCAATACTTGTTGCTTCAAACGACAAGATTAAAGTAGATTACCAAATAAGAGTAGGAGAAGAGGTAAGCGGTGTTACAACTACGAACTTAGCATCGGGCAGCTACTCAGCTTATAACTTTGTGCCACCATTGTTTGCCGATGTATTCTTAACTAAGAACCAAACACCTTTGGTGCTATCGGACTATTACGATAATTTACTATTAGAAAACTTTACCGATGACTTTTTGACCGAGCGTGATACAGATGATATAACGCTTGAATATGGAGATAACTTTTACATTACGTTCCTACGCATAGCAACGAGCGGTTATTCTGCTTGGGTTGAGGTGTTAGGGCAAGGCGATGTGGTTACCAATACTGTATCGGGTAACATAACCTTAAGCGGTCAATTCAATATGTTTAACCTACAAGCAGGACATATTAACGATTGGGCAAGTGGAACGATTATAGACGAGAATACTTATGGCTATAACTTTTATTTGAAAAGAGGCATAGCAAAAACAAGGGTTATTAAGATTAGACATAAGTGCTATCCTAAATATCAACAATTCAACCTTGAGTTCCTAAATAGATTAGGCGGTTGGGACACAAAGAAGTTTGCCCTTGTAAACAAAAGGTCGAGCGAATATCAAAGAGCATCATATAGGCGAAGCGACTGGCAGCTTGTAGGTGGACAAATGACAAACATAGATGGATATAACAGATATAACGAAACGACTTTCAACTATGCTATTCAGCATAAGGATAGATATAAGCTTACTTCTGATTGGGTTAGCGAACAAGATTATTCGTGGTTGGCTCAGCTTGTATCGTCTCCTATTGTTTATATGGAAGTACTTGGTGCTTATTTCCCTGTTACCATAACTGTAACAAACTACGAATACAAGTTAGAAAGTGCAGATAAACTATTTAACTTTGAGATTGAAGTCGAAGTAGGTAAATACTTAACAAGCCAATTCAGATAATGATTAGCACAGAAATATACATCGAGGAACAGAAGATTGATTTATTGCAGGATATATCTACCGAGTTTACTTATGCCATTGATGATGTAAGTGAATTTGGTAGTCGCAATACTTCTTTTAGTAAGACAATTAGCATACCAGGAACGGCAAACAATAATTTAGTGTTTGGCTATATCTTCGAACTTAACAATGCTAATGTTACAGTAGATTCATTACCAAATGTAGGGTATAACTACAACGTGACCAAACAAGCTAACTGCAAAATCTTTATTGATAAGGTTCAAATATTTAAGGGTACTTTACGAATATTGGAAATAGTAATAGACAAAGAGACTATCGAATATCAATGTAGTGTGTTTGGTGAACTTGGTGGGTTTATTAACCAATTAGGAAATAAGCGTTTAGAAGATTTAGATTTTAGCGCATATAATCATACTTATAGCGTTGCTAATATTAGCAATAGTTGGGATAACGCAGGGGGTTCAGGATACTATTACCCATTGATTGATTACGGAGGTGTAAGCACAGGTCAATACGGAACGGCTAAAAAGGACTTTCAATACACAACGTTTAGACCTGCTTTGTATGTAAAGGAATACATTGATAAAATATTTGCAGGTACAGATTATACATTTGACTGCTCGTTCTTTGATACACCTTTATTTAAAAGGCTTATCATACCTAATAACCAGACAAATATTACTGCGTTAAATAATACCAGTATGAGCGCAAGTGCTATTAATAGAGATATGTTATTAACAAGCGACCCTTACGTTCAATATACTTTAACAACCGCAGGTAGCTTTGCTATTGACGGAACAAATACTTTGTTTACTTACTCAGGTACAACGCTAACTACAAACATACAAATTACTTTAACAGGCTTTGTAAATATATTTGACCCTGCACAATCTACATATACTGTAATACTTAGAAAAAACGGAACACAAATTGGCTCACAGGATTTTGATGCAAGTGTTAGAAGGATTCTTGATTGTAACTTTACTGTTCAAGGTGTTACGTTTAATAGCGGAGATACTATGCAAGTAGAAATACTTGGTACGTTAATGGAGATTGAAATATTTACTGGTAATGTAGGTATTACTACAAGTACTCCGACACAAGTACAAATTAACTTAGGAGAAACAATTAAGATAAGCGAAACAATCCCTAAAGGTATATTTCAAAGGGACTTCTTTTTAAGCATTGTTAAAATGTTTAACCTATATGTTTATGAGAATAAGTTTAACGACAAAGAACTTGTAATAAGTCCGTATGTTACTTTTTATCCAGAAAAGACAGCTAACGCAGAAGATTGGACTAACAAGATAGATAGAGCAAAGCCTTTAAGTATTAAGCCAATGAGTGAGGTAAACGCTCGATACTACAATTATAAGTTTAAGCAAGATAATGACTTCTACAACGAAAACTATCGTAAGAAGTATACCGAAGGTTATGGAGATTTTATTTACGATACCGAGTTTGACTTTGTAAAAGAAACAGACACTTTAGAAGTTATATTTGCTGCATCTGTACTTTATCAAGCAACAGGACAAGACAAAGTATTCCCTGCTATTTATAAGAAGTCCAACACGAATAGTGCAGAAGATAAAATGGATAGTATTATTCGTATAATGCAAACAAAGAAGATTACAGGTGTAAATTCTTGGGACATTATGAATACAACAACTGTCTTAGGTAGTTATACAAGCTATGGTTACGCAGGACATTTGAACGACCCAATTAATTCCACAAGCGACATTAATTTTGGCGCACCTAAAGAGATACAATTTTCACCTGCTAACTTCACAGAGTTTAATGTATTTAACGATTATCATAGTCCTTACCTTGCTGAAATAACAAACAAGGATAGTAAGCTATTAACTTGTTTTGGTTTACTTGACATAGTAGATATTTTTAACTTAGATTTTAGTAAGTATGTATGGATTGACGGGGTACTATTTAGGCTTAACAAAGTAGAGAATTTTAACCCTATGGAATACAACACGACTAAACTATCATTTTTAAAAGTAATAAGAACTTCATACCCTTAAAGAAATATAATGGCAGAAAATCAAAAAATGACCCTCGAGATAAACGTTAATACTAAAGACGGGGAAAATAATATAAATAAACTTACTGACAAAACCGAAGAGGCTACCAAGTCTGCTAAACAAGGGCAAGGTGCGTTTTCGACTTTAGGTAATACCATCAAATCATTAGGTGTAGTTAGTGTTATTGCAGGTGCATTTAACTTCTTTAAAGAAACACTTAGTAAGAACCAAAAGGTTGCCGATAGTGTAGCTGCGGTGTTCAATACTATTTCTACTATTATTTCTACCCTTATAGACATCTTTATTGATGTAACCGATAAGGTAGGTAAAAGCACAAATGGCTTTGCTGCACTTGGTAAGGTTTTAGGTGGAATATTTACACTTGCCGTTACTCCTTTAAAGTTAGCATTTGACGGACTTAAATTAGTTATTAATGAGATACAACTTGCTTGGGAGAAGTCGCCATTAGGAGATGGAGACCAAAAGGTTATTAAGGAACTTACCGAGAATATTAATAAAACTAAGGATAGTTTAAAAGATACAGGAAAGAATGCGGTAGAAGCAGGTAAGGATATTTACAACAACTTTGGAGAAGCTGCAAAATCAGTAGGTGCGGTTGTAACTGGTGTAGTAGAAAAGGCATCTAAGATTAACGTTGCTGCGGTATACGAACAAGCAAAGGCGACTATTGCTTTACAAAATAGTGCAAAGATTGCTGCTGCACAATTAGCAGGTCTTGTAGAAAAGTACGATAGACAAGCAGAGCAGTTAAGACAAATTAGAGATGATGAATTTAGAAGCGTAGACGAAAGGATTGCAGCTAATAATAAATTAGCAGAAGTTTTAAACGAACAAGAGAAAGCACAAAAGAAACTTGCACAAACAAGAGTAGCTGCGGCTGCTGCCGAACTTGCACAAAACAAATCAAGTGTAGAATTACAAGCCGCATTGATTGAAGCACAAAACGAAGTAGCTGCCGTAGAAGCACAGGTAGCAGGTTTAAGGTCGGAACAATTAGCTAATGCAGTAGCATTAAGTAAGGAAAAAATTGCTATTGATGCTTCACTTGCAGCAAGTGCAAACAAAATAGCACTTGACCAAAGAAAAATTAATGCCGACTTAATCAAAGATGAAGTATTAAAACAAACTACTAAAAAACAAATAGCCGAAGAAGAAGCCGCATTAGAATTAAAAAGATTACAAGATAACATTAACAATACTAAGGCAGGTACACAAGCCAGAGCAGATGCAGAGATTGCTTTTGCTGAAAAGAAAGCAGAAATAAATAATCAAATTACTACCTTAGATGCTGCTATCTTACAAGCTAAATTAGATAAAGAAGCTAAGTTTAGAGCAGACACTATTGCATTAGCACAAGCGGACTATGATTTAAATAAGGCTTTAGGAGAAGCTACATTCCAAGACCAATTCGATTTATACGATAAAAGAAGAGAATTAGAAAGGAAGGAAATGGTAGCAAGAAGGGCAACGGCTGCCGAATTAGAAGCCTTTGATAAGCAAACCGCAACGGGTAGGATTGCAATAGAAAGGGCAGTTCAAGACCAAAAGTTAGCTATACTTAACACGGGAATTAATACTGCCATTGAGATAGTAGGTAAAGAATCGGCAGCAGGTAAAGCACTTAGTATTGCACAAGCCGTAATGAATACTTATACGGGTGCGACGAGAGCCTTAAAAGATGTGCCATTCCCTTTTAACTTTGTTGCTGCGGGTAGTACAATCGCACAAGGTTTATTAAGCGTAAAGAAGATTATTAGTACGCCATTGCCAGGAGTTCCTGGTGGAAGTGGTGGAAGTACCCCAAGTTTAAATGCTTCTGCACCCGTTGCACCACCACAACCACAAGCACAAACAACTACATTAGATAGCCAATCTATTAACGCACTTGGCAATCAAACTGCAAGAGCCTACGTTGTAGAAAGCGATGTAACGGGTAGCCAACAACGTATAGCGGCTATTCAGCAAAGAGCAAGGTTTGGTTAAATGATAACAATTTAAAACACTTAATATTTACAAATATGGACTTACCTGTTTATTTATTAGACATTAGCGAGGATATGAATGACGATGCCGAGGTAGATTATGTGGCATTAGTTGATAGACCTGCTATTCAAAAGAATTGGAATGCCTTTAAAAACCAACAACGCTTTGAAGTGGTTAGCGAAGATAAGCGAATCATTAGTGGTCCTCTTATGTTGGCTGATGTGCCTATTTTTAGGAGTGATGCTACTTATGGCGATTACTATGTGGTGTTCTCTAAAGATACTATTTTTAAGATTGCTCAAAAGTTTTTCAAAAGAGGCTACCAATCAAACGTAAACTTAATGCACTCTCCTGACCAACAAGTAGAAGGTGTTACTATGTTTGAAAGCTTTATTACCGATGAAAGTCGTGGTATCTTACCAATGAAGGGTTTTGAAGATGCACCTGACGGCTCTTGGTTTGGTTCTTTCAAAGTAGATAACGAAGGGGTTTGGAACGATGTAAAAGATGGTAAATTCAAAGGCTTTAGCGTAGAAGGTTTATTTACTTATAAGACAAAGCCAAACAAGGAACAAGAACTTATGAATGCAATAAAGGAAATATTGCAACGAGTTAAATGATAAACAAAATCTTTTATTAATATTTAAACAAAAAGAATGATGAACGCAAAAGATGCAATTATGCAAATTAGGGCTTTGTTCGAAGATATGCCAATGGTAGATGCTCCTGCACCTGCTCCTGCACCTATCGAAGAAGTACCTGTTACATTCGCAGAATATAGCCTTATAGACGGAACTAAGGTTATGATTAGCGAACTTGCTATCGGTGGTCAAGTTACATTGGAAGACGGAAGTCCTGCACCAATGGGAGAACACCAATTAGCTGACGGCACTAAAATCGTATTAGACGAAGCTGCAAAAATCTTATCAATCGAAACTCCTGAAGCTGAAGCAAAAGAAGCTGAAGAAGTACCTGCTGAATTAGGTAACAAGATTGAAGAAAAGATGGCAGAAGAAATCGCAAAATTAGTAGCTGAAAACGAAGGTTTAAAAACACAAGTAGCACAATTAGAGGCAAAAGTTAAAAATGGCTTTAGTCAAGTAGCTGAACTTATAGAAGCACTTACTAAGACTCCTAACGCTGAACCTATTGCGCAACCAAAAAACAACTTCGGTTCTAACGTAACTACACACTCAATGAAGTACGATAGAATTGAGAAATTTAGAAACGCTTTATTAAACAAATAAAAATAAAATAAAATGGGATTTGATGTATCTGCATTAGCAAACTATACAAAAGAAAACGAAGCTCTACTTGTAACTTCATCTGTATTGGGTGCAAAAACTGCTTCTCTTATTAAGAGCGCAGGTAACGTTATGGTTGGCGTAAAGTCAAGCGAAAAAATCAACATTATGGAAACTGACGCTATCTTCCAAGATGGTGCTTCTTGTGGCTTTAATGCTTCTGGTTCTACTACCTTTACTCAACGTACTGTAACTCCTGGTAAAATTAAAGTAAACGAAGCTTTATGTCCTAAAGACCTTGAAGCTAAGTATTTACAAAAAGCTTTACCTACTGGCTCTATGTACGATAGCGTACCTTTCGAGCAAGAATATTCTGAAAAGAAAGCTAAGACAATCGCTGCTCAATTAGAAACTGCGTTATGGCAAGGCGACACTTCAAGTGTAAACGTAAACTTAAACAAGTTCGATGGTCTTGTTAAGTTAATCGGTGCTGCTTCAGGTGTTGTTGCTGCAAACGCTTCTACTTATATCTCTGGCGCTCCTTTATCAAGCATTACTGATGCTAACGTAATCTCTATTTTTGATGGTGTTTACAAAGCAATCCCTGCTAAAGTTGTAGCTGCTGACGATATGACTATCTTCTGTGGTCAAGATTTATTCCGTACTTACACTATTGCTCTTAAGAATAGCGGTTCTTTCAATTACCAAATTGATGTTAAAGCTGATAGTGAGTTCGTACTTCCTGGTACTACAATTAAAGTTGTAGCAGTTGCAGGTCTTAATGGAACTAACAAAGTTTACGCTATGCGTTTAAGCAACTTGTTCTTAGGTACTGACTTATTGAACGAAGAAGAGAAGTTTGAAATTTTCTATGCTAAAGAAGCTGACCAAGTACGTTTCGTATCTGAGTTCAAAATGGGTGTAAACATTGCATTCCCTGACGAAGCAGTGAAGTTTATCCTTGCATAATTTATAGGGTAGGTTGAAATATACCTACCCATTTTTTCAAACTAATTTAATTCAATAACAATGGCTTGTGCTTTAACTCAAAATTATACCTTAGACTGTAAAGACAGTTTAGGCGGTATAACCGAAGTTTATTTTATGGCGGCAGGAGATGTTACCTCTACAACAGAGGCAAGTGGTGTTATTACCGCTTTAGTAAAAGCATCTGGTAAGAAGTTCTATAAGTACGAACTTGTAAAAGGCACTTCTCAATTAGTTGAGAATGTTAATGCAAACGTACAAAACGGAACTATCTTTTATGCTCCTGAATTAACTATCGTATTAAATAAATTACAAGCTAACACAAGAAACGAAATCTTGTTGTTGGCTCAAAACACTTTAGTAGCGGTTGCCAAAGATAACAATGGCAAGTACTGGTACTTAGGAAAACAAAGAGGCTTAGACCTTACAGGCGGTAGCGCAGGTACAGGTACGGCTGAAGGAGACAGAAGTGGTTATACTCTTACCTTTACAGGTGCAGAGCCAGCCCTTGCTCCAGAAGTAAACTCAACTGTGGCAGGTCAATTAACTACCGCAGGTTCTTAGGTTGTTTTGGTTTTGTATATAGATGCCCTCGTCTTTAATTAGGCGGGGGTTTTTTATTTTGCAAACAATCGCAATACTTTATATTTATAGTTGTGATAAGATTAATTAAGGGTCAAACCCAAAACATAATACTCACTTTGACTGAGAAGCAGCTTTTAACAAGTCCTAACTATCTATTTATTTTCGAGAATAGAAGCACAAATACGGACATCAAATTTGTTAAGTTAAACAATACGGATATAAGTGCTTACAAGGATAGGTATAACGAGTTTAGCATTGTAGTTAATAGCTACTTTAATACGTCTTTAAACGGGCAATATACCTACACAATCTACGAGCAAACAAGTACTACCAACACAGACCCGACAGGCTTAAACTTGCTTGAAACAGGCATTATGGAACTTGAGGGAACAACTATATCATTCACAGAATACGAAACAACAAGCACATTCACAATTAGACAATAATGGAAATACAAGTATTGACATTTGCGGAAGCAAAGCAACCAGAATATAAAGAGAAAAAAGGCGAAGGGTATATGCAGTATGGTCAAAACAATGACTATCCGCAATACCTATTAGACCTATTTAACAAATCTGCAAAGCATAACGCTATCATTCGTGGCAAGGTAAACTACATTGTCGGCAATGGTTGGGCAGGAGAACAAGCGATTGTTCAAAAGGTAAATAGAGAAGAGACCCTTAACGACCTTACCAAAAAGGTTGCTTTAGATTTAGAACTATTTGGTGGTGCTTATATCCAAGTTATTTGGAGTGTTATAGGCGGTCAAGTAGCTGAGTTGTGGCATTGTGATTATACAAAGATTAGAACCAATAAAGACAATACTCAATTTTGGTACAAAGAAGATTGGAAGGCTACACGCAACCAAGAAAAAGCTGAGATATATAATGCGTTTAACCCTGCTAACCCACAAGGAGTGCAGATACTTTATGTAAAAGAGTATCGCCCAGGAATGAACGTTTATAGCCTTCCTGGTTATTTCGGTGCGCTTAACTATATCGAAAGTGATGTAGAAGTAAGTAAGCACGTTTTAGGAAATGCTCAAACAGGCTTTAGTGCAAGTAAACTTATTACTTTACCAAACGGAGAGCCAAGTCCTGACGAGAAACGTGCAGTAAGTAGACAGTTCGATAATATGTATACGGGTGCAGACGGCAAGAAGTATTTACTTGCTTTTGTAAACGATGCAACTCGTAAGCCTATTATTGATGATTTAGGTGCGAGTGATTTAACTAAAGAGGACTTTAGCCGTGTAGACGAACTTATACAAACTAACATTTTTAGTGGACACCAAATTACAAGTCCTGACTTGTTTGGTATTGCAACTCCAGGTCAATTAGGTAGCAGACAACAGATGCGTGATAGCTACGAAATATTCCGTAACACTTACGTTCACTACAAACAAATGCAGATTGAAGGTGTGTTTAATATGCTTGGTCAATATGCAGGAGTTACAGAAGAATTAAAGCTTCAGCCAGTAGACCCAATCGGTATTGACTTTAGCGAAAGCGTAATTAAGGAAGTAGCACCTAAAGAATGGATATTAGAGAAGTTAGGTATCGACCCTACTAAATACGGATTGCCTATTGAAAGTGAGCAACCAATGGCAGCAAGTCCTTTAAGTGTGAATGAACATATCAAAGGCTTGAAAGGTCGTGAGTGGCAGAATATGCAACGTATTATTAGAGACTTTAACAAGGGAAAGATAACAAGAGAACAAGCAAGTTCAATGTTAAAGGGTGGTTATGCTTTAAGCGATGAAGAGGTAGCTACTTGGTTAGGTTCGGAAGAGTTAGAGTTTAGCGAAGAAGATTACAAGATATTCTATGAGTTTGGAGAAGATAGAGAGCAATTTGAAGTATTCAAAAGTAAGACAAGATTTAGCGATGATGACGACTACCAAACATTTGCTGATGTAAACCAATTAGAAGCAAACGTATTAGACCAAATTAGCAAACAAAAGAATATTACAACAGATGTTTTAGCCGATGTTTTAAAGGTTACTATACCTGAAATTGTTGCTATCTTAAAAAGCTTAGAAGAAAGAAATATCATTAAAACTATTTCTAAGACAATAGGCAAGGGCGATAATTCAAATGTAATTATAGAGAGAGAATTAGTAAAGCCATTAGGTGTAACAGTTGGTGCAGTAAAACCTACAACAACAGAAATATTAATTCGTTATTCTTACGAGTGGAAGTCAGGATTTAGCAATGCTAATAAAGGCACAAGCAGACCATTCTGCGTACACTTATTAGAAGCTAAGAAGATGTATAGCCGTAGCGAGATTGAATCAATGAGTGCAAGGCTTGGTTATAGTGTTTGGAATAGAGGTGGCGGTTGGTATACAGTAAAAGGAACTAACATTCACGAGCCAAGTTGTAGACACGAGTGGAAAACAAACGTAGTAACGAGAAAAAAATAAGAAATGAGCTTAAACACATTATTCATAAGCGTACAGAATATTAAAGACCGCTCTGGCTTACACGCTAACGTAGACGAGAAACTTGTGCTTCCTGAAATCAAGACCGCACAAGATATGTATATCTTACCTGCGCTTGGAAGTGCATTATACAACCGCTTACAAGCAGGTATTACGGCTAACAACTTGACTGTTCCTGAAGTAACTTTATTAGATAACTACATTGCAGATACTTTGGTTCACTATGTACTTAGCGAGTTGCCTATGGGTTTGTCTTATCAGTTCTACAACAAAGGCTTATTAAGGAAGAGTGGAGAGAATACCGAGAACCCTTCTATGCAAGATATGATTGACGTGGCGAATAGATATAAGGCTCGTGCGGAGTTCTACAAGCAAAGAATGATTAAATACTTAAAAGAATATTCTACGACCTATCCTGAGTACCTCAACCCTGGAAGTGGCATTGATGCAATACACCCTGACAATGATGCTTACACAACGAGCATCTGGCTTGGCGATTACGATTGCTGCGCAGGTAAAAGCTTTGAGGAACTATATCAAGGAGATAAAGGTTGTAGTGGCTGTTAAATATGAGTAAAGTAACAACAATAAAAAACCAAAATAAGCTTCGTGTTTATTTAGAAAAAATTAAGAATGAGCCTGACGTTAAACCAAATAGTAAAGCAAATAACGACACTCGGAAACGACCACGAACAAATTAACTTTGTTTACTTCGGAGATGTGTGGGAGCGTTTAAGCAATGGCGAGGTTACTTACCCTGCTATGTTCTACACTTTAACGGGTGCTAACATTCAAGCAAAGCAAATAGAGTATCAATTTAGTTTGTACTTTATGGACAGAATGCTTATGGAAGAGACCAACGAAACCGAGGTTTTATCCGATATGACTTTAGTCGGTCAAGACATAGTAGCGCAGTTACGTTACCCTAAAGCAATTTGGGATATTGGCGACAATGCAGCTATTACGTTTTTTACCGAAAGCGACCCTGACTATCTTGCAGGAGTTAAGATAGATATAACAATGCAATTACCTTACCTAAACGATAGATGCCAAGTGCCTTCTATTTATACATACTAAAATGATAGGAAAAAAGATTAACCAATTAGCTACCGAGTTAGCACCTGCGAGTACCGATTTAACTATTATAGGCAACCCAACAACTGGCGTAAGTAAGAAGATTACACTTGCTCAGTTAGGGGCGATATTTAGCGGTGCAGTTAGCTTCTATACTAACTATGCTTCGTTCCCTGCAACTGGAACTACTGATGTTATTTTTTGTGCTAAAGACACACAGAAGCTTTATTTATGGAGTGGCTCTGCTTATGTAGAGGTGTTCCCTTCACAAGCTTTATTAGATACTTATCAGCTAAGAAGTGAAAAGGGCAACGCTAATGGTTATGCTTCATTGGATAGTCAAGGTAAAGTTCCTATCAGTCAGCTACCGAGTTCTATTATGGAATACAAAGGAACTTGGAGTGCAGCGACTAACACACCGACACTTGCAAACGGAACGGGCGACACGGGAGATGTTTATATTTGTAATGCAGCAGGTAGCGTGAACTTCGGAGCAGGTGCGATTAGTTTTGCGGTAGGAGATTATGTGATTTATTCAGGAACTATCTGGCAGCGTTCAAGCGGTGCGGTAGGTACTGTAACAAGCGTAGCTGCAACTATTACTGGCGATAGTGTTACAATTAGTGGAAGCCCTGTAACAACATCGGGAACTTTAGCTTTTGCTTTTGCAGGTACGGGAGCGCAGTATATTAAAGGAGACGGAACACTTGCTACTTTCCCTACAACAATCGACCAAGCTAAAAACTTAATTACTGAAGTTTACAATAGCACAGGTGCGACTTTAACAAAGGGAACAGTAGTTTATATCAATGGCGGTCAAGGTAACTTGCCAACAGTTACTAAGGCTCTTGCAAGTGGCGATAGCACAAGCGCACAAACTTACGGCATCGTACAAGCGGATATTACAAACAACAACAATGGCTTTGTAGTAGTAGCAGGTAGATTAAGCGACATAGACACACAAGCTTATAGCGTAGGCACTCAACTTTATTTGAGTTCTACAACTGCGGGTGCTTATACAAGTACAAAACAATACGCTCCTGCTCACTTAGTTTATGTAGGTATAATTGTACGTTCACACCCAACGCAAGGTATTATCGAAGTTAAAATACAGAACGGCTACGAGTTAGACGAACTTCACAACGTCGCTGCTCAAACACCTTCAAACAATGACGGGTTGTTTTGGGAAGCATCAACAAGCCTTTGGAAAAATAAAAGCTTATCTACAATCTTAGGTGGTACTCCTGTTTTCGGCTCAGGTACTCAAAATAGATTAGCAAGGTGGAGTTCAACTTCTGGAGAATTAATTAATAGTGGCATACAAGATACTGGCGGTAGTATTACTAACGTGCTTACAACGGCAGGTCAATATGCTTGGCAGTTTAACGGAAGTACATCAACGGGATTGTCTTATGGTGCTTTAATTGTAGCAGGTACAAATGCAAGTGATGTATCGTTTAAGATTATGAATGCAAGTGCCACAAGTGCTTACTTATATATGTGGGGAGATGGCAGATTGCAGGTTAATAACATACCAAACGCTACTACTGACACGGATACATTTTTAGTAAGCGATAGCGGTGTTATTAAATACAGAACGGGTGCAGAGTTATTAAGCGACATCGGTGCTGCAAGTGCAAGTGGTTACGTTCCATACACGGGCGCAACAACAAACTTAAATTTAGGAAGTAACAATTTAACGGCTGCTGCTATCACAGGAACAAGTGCAAGAATTACAACACTTGCAGGTAGCGTTTATGCAGATGTTAATGGTAACTTAGGCACTACTTCAGGAACTCAAGACACGCTTACTTATTGGGCATCTCAATATAGTATCGCTTCACTTTCTACATCTACTTACCCTTCTTTAACGGAGTTAAGTTATGTTAAGGGAGTAACGAGTTCTATTCAAACGCAGTTAAACGCAAAGCAAAATACTTTAACTAATCCAGTAACGGGTACAGGTACTACTAACTACCTACCTAAGTTTACAGGTGCAAGTACAATAGGTAATAGCTTAGTATTTGATAATGGAACTAATGTTGGAATCGGTACTGCATCTCCAGGATATCTTTTAGATGTTGCAGGAGCTTCACGTTCTGATTATCATATTTTACGTTCTAACCAATCAGCACCAACGGCAGATGCTTTTATATTCAGACCTGCCGATAATACAGTTGCATTTGGTACTGCAAATACCGAGCGTATGCGTCTTGACGCTTCAGGCAATTTAGGATTAGGAGTTACACCGAGTGCGTGGGGAACGGCTGCATCTACAAGAGCAATGCAAATAGGTGGAGCAATGACTTTATTTGCTCAAACAAATTCAGGTAGTCAATATAGTTGGGTTACTGCAAATGCTTATCAAAATTCAGGTTTAGCTTTTGAATATATTACTTCAACTTATGCAAGTGCTTATAGACAATTAGATGGTTCTCACGCTTGGTTAACCGCAGGAAGTGGAACGGCAGGTAACGCTATATCCTTTACCCAAGCAATGACGTTAAACGCTTCAGGTAATTTATCAATAGGAAACACTAACAACACCTATAAACTTGATGTTAATGGCACTGCAAGATTTAATAGTGGAGTAACTGGAGGTTCAATTATATTTGATGCAGCTACTAATTATGGATTGATACAAGATGCTAATAGCGTTAGTAGAATATGGTTTGAAAATACAGGTTCATATAGAACTTTATTTGATTTACCATCAGCAGGAACTTCATTTGCTTTTAGAACGAACTCTGGAACAATTATTGCATCTATCACAAGTAGCGGAGCAGCTACATTCTCAAGTAGTGTAACAGTAAATGGTACAATTCCTGCAACAAGTGGTAAGTTATCTGTTTTAACTTCTACAAGTACTTTAGGGGCAACTCAAGAATTAGGTTTGTTAATATCAAATGATGGTTCTACTGGTAAATTAGCACAAATTGGTTTTGGTTATTCAGAGTCAAGAAGTGCAGCAGTTATAGGTGGTGTTATTTCAAATGGGTCAGGTGCTACAACTTCTGATTTATTTTTTGCAACAAGAAGCACAACAACAGGAAGCGATGCACCTACCGAACGTATGCGCATAACAAGTGGGGGACAAGTTGGAATTGGAACAAGCAGTTTAAATACAGCTGATACTTTAACAGTAAAGACTACAACATCAGGATATAATCCATTACGAGCAATAGGTTTAACTGATGGAATAGTTGTACAAACTACACAAACAAGCGGAACTTCTTATTTTAATTATTTCATTTATAATGGTAGTGCAGTTGGTTCTATAACATCGACAGGTTCAAGTACCGCTTACAATACATCTTCCGACTATCGCCTTAAACAAGATTTCAAAGATTATAGTGGTCTTGATTTAGTAAATAAAATTAAGACATACGATTACGAATGGAAGGCAGATAAAACCCGTTCTTATGGTGTTATTGCACACGAATTACAATCAGTAATTAACTATGCAGTAACAGGAGTAAAAGACGGAAAGGAAATGCAAGGCGTAGATTATAGCAAAATAGTACCTGTACTTATTAAAGCAATTCAAGAATTAAACGATAAAATAAAATAATATGACAACTTTTAAATGGGTAGTATCGCAAATGGACACCGCACCGAGCGAAGATGGTTTAACCGATGTAGTTAAAGTAGTGCATTGGCGTTATCAAGCAGAGCAAGTAGACGGAGATAAAACTTACAACGCTGAGGTATACGGAGCAATGGGTTGCGCTACACCTTCAGACACGGACTTTACTGCTTATGACGATTTAACCTTCGACCAAGTATGCGAGTGGTTAGTAGCAGGAAACGACGTAGATGCTATGGAGTTAAACTTAGATACTCAAATCGAGAACCTAAAGAACCCACCAATAATTCAATTGCCTCTACCTTGGGATAAATAATATATCTTTACAAATAAAAAACAACGTATGAAAAACAAAGACCTATTACAATTAGTAGCAAACCTTAACGCCGTTATTGGTAGTCAGGAAACAAAAACTGCTAAGAAGCTCGTAAAAATTTATGAGAAAGTAAAACCACATCACGAAGCATATCAAGCTGAAGTTGAGATTTTACGTTTAGACAATGCGAGTACCGATGACAAGGATTGTTTATTACTTGATGAGAAGGGGAATTATCGATACTCTAAAGAAGGCATCAAGAAGCTGACTAAAGATATTGAAGCCTTAAATGATAAAGAATTTGATTTTCAAATAATTAACGTGGTAAACCCAGAAGGTCTTAAGGACTTTACATTCTTACAAGATTGGACTACTGGCATAGAATTTAACAAACAAGAAGAAGAAGAACTATAATGGCAAATAACCACCAAGCAGACCAATCAACAATCGTTAGTGTATTTAGTGCTATTATTAGCCTATCCAATATTCAACCGCTATTCACATTGATTGCAAGTTTGGTGGCTATCGTTTCAGGTCTTATGGCTATTCGATACTATTACAAAATGACCAAAAAGCTTAAATGAGATTAATACTTTTAGCCTTATTACT